CCTGTTACAGCAAGGGTTTCACCGATTGTGGCTAATCCACCAATCGCCACATCATCCGTAACCGTCAGATCGTCTTGAACCTTGAGGTCAACAACAGACAACGAGGCAAAGGCGTCAACCATAACCGCGCCAGAACCCGCACCGTTAGAATAGATGGCTTTGGTGTCGCCCGGTGGAACAGTGATCGTTGCCCCAGAGCCTTGCTTTATGATGATGTTCTGAGAACCACTTGTGCCGTTCTCTATAAACCACAACTTGCTGATCGTGTTTGGTGCAAGCGTAATTGTACAGGCAGAATCCAACGTACCAGTGTACTTTAGGAATAAAGATCTACCAGGGTCGGTAGCTCCGTCTGCAATCGTAGTGGTGTGGGTGTCTGCGTTGGTTGTAATCGCCTCAGTTCCAAAAGAAAACGCTTCAGCAATTAGTTCAAGGTTAGTGTTGGTAGTATCGCCCCAAGAGCCTGACTGTTCGCCGGAACCAATTTCTTCTAACCGTAAGTCATTTACATATGTACTAGCCATTTTTTTATCCTATGCTGCAACGTCCGCCCAAGACGGAGATTGCGTGGGGGTTATCCCCGAAAAGTTTGGTGTCTGGGACGGTATAATAAGTCCCCATGGTTGTTGTAGAACTCCAATTTCACCCGTAGCTGACACTCCAGTTACAGTAACATTAGCGTTTCCAGTGACGGCTGTCGATGCACTATTCACCGAGGCCGTCATCGTCACCATCGTATTGGTGGTAAAGAAACTACCTAGTGTGGTTGTACCAGCAACACCGGTTACCGAAACATTCGCGTTACCTGTAATCGTTGCAGAGCCTACGGCGCCTGTGGAGGTAACGCCCATATTCGTAGTAAATAAATTACCTAATGCGGAGGTTCCTGCAACACCTGTAACCGAAACATTCGCGTTACCTGTAATTGTTGCAGAACCTACGGCACCTGTAGCCGTAAGTGAAAAAGGAAGGCTAGTATTCCAAGTGCTTGTGTTCCAAGAACTTTGAACACTGTTCCAACCTGTAAACGCTACAGTTACAGAGGACATTAGGCTATCCGGATGATCGCGTTAGAAGCATCGGCCGTGGGAAAAATAATTGTAAAGTCGCCGGAGCTTGCCGCCTTATCCGCACCAAAGTCCAACACTGCTACCGTTGGGTCCCCCGAAGCCGCATCGTTATAGATCAATGCACCACGAACCGCCGAGATGGTTACGTTCGAAAACACCTCATCCGCGAAGTCTGTAAACGCAGTAGTGCTGCTAGACGTTGGCGTAACACTTGTGAGAAACTGACCACCGGCGCTATAATTAGTGCCACTAATCTCGTTGGTTGCTGTGTACGCAGTAGTCGCCGCAGTAAACGTTGCACTGTTATCGTACAAAGCTATTTTAAATACGTTGCTTGCTGCTGTGAAATTATGAACACCCTTCATCAGTTCTACCTTGAACGAGGTGCATAAGAAGTTACCATTAAAAGCCATGTCTACATTTTCCTTATATACTCGGCCAACTCTAACTGACCAGCATCTTTGATTGCATTATATACCGTAGTTCTATCGCTTTGGATAGCCTGCCGCATATATAGCGCAACAGTTTTTTCTACAGCGTCTCGGTACTCTCTCGCTTGATCCCGAATAGCGGGGGGTGCATTTTCAGAAATGCCAATTATTTTGTTTACACAACGTTGAGCTACCTCCTCTGGAGTAGAGCCTCGGTTGTTTGTCGTAGCAACTTCAACTTTAAAGTCGTTTGACATTGTGACGGGGAAAGACATGGTGTTCATATTTTATATATCCTTACGTTTTAGCGCGAATGATTTGACCTGTGCGGTACTCATCAGTCACCTCTTGAGCTTCACCCAAGTTTTTCAATCGTCCAACAGCTTCACCAAACCTCTGCGTGTATAGCTGCATCATTGCAGGGTCACCCTTCATGTAAAGGTACGCTTCCGACAAAGACCCATAAAGCATCGCCATTTCTGCGTTTTCACTCAACCACGTCAGTGTAGTGTCCGCGCCAATAGCCGAAACTACTGCTGTTGCCCCACTTGGACTAGCCGTAATTGTTTCACCAACAGTGTAGTTGCTGCTAGGAATCACCACAATTAATGATGTGCTAGACGGAACTGAATCAACCCCGCTACTTTCACCGCTTGTACCGCCAGTGATTGTGTCGCTTGCGGTAAACGTCCCTGTCACACTTGTAAGTGTCAGAGTATAGCTGCTTTCAGTCAAACTCTCTGGCCTGTAAAAGTAATGAAGCTCCGAGGAAAAGCTGCTTACAGGTGTAGGGCCCAAGATAAAGTTGTCTACGTCGTAAGAACCATAGTACTTAGGCACACCTGTCGTGGCAGGATTAGGGTTGTACGATTGAATAAACTCTGGATCTTTGTAATCTACGAACACAGTCTCACTGTTTGAGTCCGTAAACGCCAACGAGAACGGCGCCAAAAAGTCGCTCGGCATCGCCAGGTACTTATCAGATGCTGTCATCTGTCCAGCCACGTTCTTCCGGAACAACCCTAGCTGCACGTTTTTAAGGATACGTTCTTCAGTAAGTCGAATAAACAAGGGAAGGTTCGAGATAAAAGATGTCTCGTTGTTCTCAGTGTACTCTTCTATAGCAGTCTTTAACTGCGTGTATGTAAAGCTCATGTTGTCACCGTAACTGCGCCAACAGCCCCTGTTGCTTCTAGGTTGTTGGGAGGGTTAATACCATTGGTTGGTGGGCCACCAACAGGGTTCCAGCCCCACTGTATGTTTCTTTCCACCGTTAGATCAGGCTCTGGCCGTGGGTTCCTTAATGCTTGTGGATCCGGCCCAATCCTAGGGGGCATCAGTTGAGGATGCTTGGGCTCATACTCGTCAGGACCGACTAGAGCGCCGTTCCATTCTTTCATCATGTCTCTTAAACGGTATCTAAACCCAGACCTGTCTGAAATTCCGTATGCTTTTTTTCCACTAGCAAATGCCATTATGCCCTCAAGTACGATATACTAGGTTGCAGTTTAAGAGATACACGGCCCTCGTCCTCGTCAGACGCTCTTTGAAACTCTTCCTCATATATAGATTTTAAATACTGCAAACGTTCTGGCGCCCTTTTCATTGCAATGTAGTACGCCAGACCAGCAACCATGCAAGGATAAAACCTAAATGGTAAGTCAGTGGTGTTTGCAAACGCTCCAGCATCCTCAATGCGATCAACGTAGTAATAGATTAATTGGTCGGTTGAGTTGTCAGGCACATTCCACAAGTTAATTACGGGGCTGATCTGCCGGTCAAAATAGAACTGGCTCGGCCGACCTTGTGTTACTTTGTTAGGAAGATTTAAATATTCCCCTCGACTGATCCGATCTAGCTCATAATCCGTATTACCTCTACGGACTACTACTTCTAGTATGTCCGCAGAACTTTGAGTCAAAGCAAAACTAACAGCAGTTGTCACCGTAGTTACAGTGCCGCTAACACTTCCCGTTATACTTTCTGCCGCAACAAACGTTCCAACAGGATAGGTTATTGCAATACTTGTACTAGAAACAATGCTTGTGATTATAGCTGTTGCGCTACTTGTTCCGCCGGTGATGGTCTCAGCTACGACAAAAGAAGCACTCGACGCTACAGTTATTGTCAAGGTTCCAACAGGGTAAGAAGACACAGCCTGGGCCAAGTCTAATGTTTTTTGTTTGATGGTCCACAAGTTTAAACCACGGTTAGTCCATTCCGCGAACATAAGGTTTAACGAACGACGTGCAGTCTTGATCTCGTAACCAGTTCTCGCCTCTAAACCACACCGCTCATAGGCTTCCTCAATAGCTTCAGCTATATCAAGGTTAAATGTTCTGGTCCCAGAAGTCGTCATTTGTTACCCCTTCTTCGGTTTACGTTTGGCTGCGGAAACTCTGCGAGGTTTACCAGCAGGCTGTCCTAGTTTTTTCTTCTCTCGTACCTTACTACGTTTTTCAGCCGCTGTCATTTCTTTGCTTGTCTTTGGTGTTTTAGAGCTTACTCTTTTACTTGGCCGGCAATACGGA